TGATCCTGAGTTCTTTTCTTTGAGATTGTCTTACTCCCTCAGGGTCAATGGTGCAGGGGTATATGGAAGATAATACAGGTTTGAATAACTCGGTGAACATACCATCACCGAAGTTATCTTCTATTATTATCCAATTAACTCCATACCTTTTGGCAATACTAGCTAAACCCTTTAGCGTAGTATCCACATAACCATCCCTAAACCCACCAGAGGCAACAAGATATAGTAATCCTCTGGAATGCTTAACTACTGCATAACCTGTCTCATTAGTGCCTCTACCTGATGGGTCGATAGCCATGACACACCCCTGATAATTATCCCACTCAGGGGAGACATACATGGGTTTATACCATCGGTCTCCAGTGAAACCTACTGATGGTAAATCTAGTATCTGATCTCTACCGGAAGCCCAAGCTAACTTGACTGGGGCTATAGTATTATCGCAGTTAAATACTATGAAGTCAGATATTTTAAGAGGGTATTTCTCCATGTCAGATAAACTAGTATCTAACATGAACTGAAGAGCAAAGCCTGACCTTCCATAAGAGGCTTCACGCTCCCTTAAATCCAGGTCATTAAACCTTTTAGGATCAGTAGGGATACCAGGTTTAACAGCCCCATCTAATACCTTATCTAATACTATTGGTGCTAATCTACCTTGATACCTATTTAATTCAGTTTCTTTAGGGTATCTAGCTGGCCATATTCTTACCTGATACCCCCTTTCTGCTAAAGTATTATAGACAGATAATTCAGTTTGTGGAGTACCTAGATAAGTAATTTCTCCACCAGGCATTAATACTGCATCAAACTCTTTAACGATTTCTAATAGTTTATCTCTTTGGGTTTGTGTTAAAGAGTTATTTAAGGATTCAATATCGTCTGCAATGATGAGTGTTGCACGGCTACCAGTCATCTGCCCAGTGATGCCCACAGACTTCACAGAAGGAGCATGAGCAGGCTTGGTAGGACCGACATCAAAGGCTATGTTGGAGTCTCGCTGTCCAGATCTAGCCTTTAGATGTACCAGTACTGGAAGCTCCGATATCAGCCTTTTAGTGAACAGAGAGAAATCATCTGCACGAGTCTTGCTGGCTGAGACTACTAGGATTTTCTCATCAGGGTTTCTTAGTAGTCTCCAGCAAACATAGGCCGATGTGATCCAAGATTTACCCACACCACGGAAAGCCTCAATGATCCTTCGCCTAGGACCAGTTTGAAGATAATGGGCAATGTCGTATTGGACAGGAGTAGGGGAGGGGAGACCTAGTTTATTCCAGGTGTAGTAGAGGAATTTCCTAAAGTCTCCCTTAAGGGAATCTTCTAGGGAGGACAAACTTAGTGCATAGCTATATCATCTTCATCGAACTCAGGGAGAGATTCGATAAGCCTCTCTAGGTCTTCTTGGGAAGCCTTGAGACCAGTCTCGGTAAGCTCTACGTTGTTGTCTTTAAGGAATTGACGGACGACATTGAGATAGGAAGCTCCAGGTTTGATCCTAGTGACCATGCCCGACTCTTTGTCTACTATCTCGATGCCTTTAGTAACTCCTTCAAGGAGTGTCTTTAGGAGGGCAGTATGGAGAGCTTCTGCTAGATCGTGTTTATTCTCTGCCATTATTCAACGGGATCATAAGTAGCTTCGAAGATATCAGGCTTGCAGGGATAGAACTCTCCTCGGATTCCTTTGATAATCCAATCCCCAGGATTAGCCTGCATATCTCCCTCAAGAGTTTTTATAAGAAGGAACTGTTTAGTATCGTAAGGATCAACTAATGCCTCTCCTACGAACTCTCTTATTTCTTGCTCATTGGTTAAATATCCTTTCCATTGGATAGCTTCAATAACGACAGGTTTCTTTACATACTTAGGCATTATACTAACCTTACGTGCTTAATCAGAAAGGCATACAGGCTATATCCAGCAGCAACACCTGCAGTTATCCAGCGGATAACCTTTAGCACTCCATTAGCCTGTGTCCAAAGCTCAACCAGCTTGTCTACTTTATGGATGAGTTCGTCTTGGGTTTCTTTAAGTTGGGATACTGTAGCTTTTAGTTCACCAAATTCCTGCGGGTCTATGGACATTTCATAGGGGGAATATAAGAGAGAAACCCGCTGGAACACTTTTAGGAACCAGCGGGGAAAGACTATCGATTATGTAAACCGTAGTCCTGTACGTTTTTAGAAGGCAGGTCTTCTCCCGCATACTGGAAGAAATGTTTAAGGACAGGGATAGACGCTAAAGGCATCAATCCAAGGAGAGCACGATACTCCTTCTTGGTGAAGTCATAATCGTCTCTTAGGAGGGCATTCAGAGAACCTAGACCACCGTTATACATGTCGTCTAGTAAGTGGACTGAAGGGATACTCTGAACGATATCTGAACCCAATCCTGAGGATCGAGCATAGTTGAATAGAGGCTCCTTGCCCATGTATAGGCCGGATATCCAACCAACCATAGCAGGAAGCATTGAGGCTTGCCCCATGCGGTTAATGGCTCCCTCAACGATCTTCTGGGGAGACATCCTAGCTTCATAGGTGTCTGTTCCTCGATAGTTGTCATAGGTCTGAGCAATATAAGACAACATACCAAAGGTGAAACCATAGGCAACAGTTAACCATTGCACTTGGTCTCTAATAGCTACACCCCTCATGGTCTGCTTATAGATACCATTCATGGCAAAGCTACGGAATTGAAACAAGAGCTTTCCTATGGCCTTGTGCATGAAGGGCATGGTTCCTCCATAGGTACCCTCTTGGATGACCGTAGTGGTCAGCCTGTGGAGAGCCATAGCGAAACCATTCCATACATCAGGGTCCCACTGATCTTCCTTGAAGACATGGACTCTACCCTTCTTACCAAACTGAACCTTAGAGGGATCGGCAAGATGAGCAAAGAGGGATTCAAGCTGTTCGTCAGATAATCCCAAGGAGCGAAGATTCCTTGCTTCTCCTGAGTTGTTCTTGAGTATTTCTTTGGCTGATCCTTTGTACTTCTTAGCCATATCAACTAGCTTCTGGCTCATGCCAGCAAGCATCATTCTTTGTTCCATGGCAATGACAGCATTGAAGCCAGAGACATCAGACACAAAGTTGCCTACCTTGTGTAGAGCCTTATCCACTCCTTGAACAACTACCCCATCTTGAGGGTTGAAGTGAGTGAATATCTGCTGTCTAAGTCTACTGGCTCCAATACCTGTGACAGCCTCAAGCTGTCGTACAAGCTCATTGTTCAGCTTACCATCGGCTGCCAGAGTCACCATGTTCTTTAACTCGGGCATCTGCTTGTATAAAGCGGGTAACCCGATGTTGGCCAACATGGGGGCGGCTTCGGTTAGCTGAGACCATACAAACTGACCACCACGTACAGCAAAGTTAAAGTCCCTGGCTCTTCTCCCCCAGGTTACGAGGAATGAAGAAGGGTCCGAATCCAATGGAACACCAGTAACAGCGTCATAAAGGTAATTGCTATACGATATTGTTTTAGAAATTTCTTTATCAGAGACATCTACAGCTTCCTCTTTGTATTTGTTTAGAGCAGCCAAGAAGTCAGACCTTCCTTTTATTCCTGTAGTCTCAGCAACAGCTATATGACCAGCCATTTGATGAGCGTACATAGGGACTAGCGTGTCTAAGTCTCTTTCAAACAGGTCTGCCATCCTGACAGTTACTTTCTCTCCATTCTTGTTTGTAAACTCCTGAGAGTAGGTCATATCTAGGTCTACTCTACGCTTTAATCTACTGGTCCCTGGCTTAGTGTCCCTTAGGTTAAGCGTGTTGAGAATCTTATCTATTTCCTCAGCAGGAGTGTCAACATCCTTAAGGAGAGCCTTAAGAGTACCAGCATCTTTATATGACATTCCACCATATTCTAGTGAATGTCTGAAATTTCCATAGTGAAGGACGTTCTTAACGTACCCTCTAGCAATCTTATCGTATAGCTTTTCAAGAAGCTCTTGGTGTTCCTTAAGGTTAAAGTCTTCCCCCATATCAGCTTTCTTAGGGGAATATGTACCGTCCTTTATATCGGCTGAGCGTAGGGAGTTCTTAAAGAGGTCTACAAGGTCGGCACTTTGCCTTGATAAAGAGTCTGCCGTTTCTCTGAACTTCTGGGAAGAGATTATGCGGGGAAGATAAGGACCATCATTAAGCTTCTCTATGGGTGCATCAGGGCCTACAAGACCAGAGGAAGTTAACCTTTTCTTATATGTCTCGAAGAATTCTCTAGTAGCCTTAACCGCCTTAGCCTCTTCTTCGGTCATTTGAGATAGAGGAATACCAGACTCATGTAAGTCAGCAATACGGTATATAAAAGATTTCCTTCTAGCTTCTCGTCCTAACCATGATCCTCCTTTGTCGAATTCCTTGAATGCCTGATTAAACTCTCTAAGCCAATTAGTCTGAGTGGAGTGGATCAGAACATTTCTTACTTCTTCAGCAGAGTGACCAATAGCTTTGTTCTCTGCGTTGATTCCTATAGGGTCTTGGCCTAGACGGGATAAAACCTGTGCTGTAGGCTGCTTACGGCTAAGGAGCCAGCCAGAGGCATCAAACCTGAGTCTTTCATACTTAGCTCCTACGTTACCTTCTCTGATGTAGTCTTCTCTGAGTTCATCAAGGGTAGGGGAAACTTTACGCTCTCCCATCAGGTCATCTACATAGTCAGCCTGTTGAGCACCTACGGTAGATAAGCCTTCAGTAGAAGCCTTACGATACTCTTGCGCTGCCTTATGCAAGTCTCTCGTAAGGGCAGCTTGAAGCTCAGGACGATAGCCGAACTGTCCTAAGCCTCCCTGAAAGAGAGCACCTGTAATAGAAGCCTCTAAGATTTCCTCAGCGGGCTTAGTCTCTTGCAGACCATAAAGCCCTGCTTCAATAGCTCCAGCACCAAGCGCACCAAGGCCCATCTGACCAGCCGTATAAGCTGCCCTACCTTGAGCAACCAAGAAACCTGAGCCTGCCGTTGCTGCACCAACGAGTAAACCCGCAGGGTCAGCAACACCAGTGAGAAGGTTGATGATGGTTCCACGTAACCCTGTTTTACCCAAGGTACGTCTGGCGTCTTGTTCCTCTGCAATATTGTTGAGGATAGCTGAGAAATGCTCTTGTGATCTAGCCTCGTAGAGTCTTGGGGCGTACTCCATACCCAATCCTCGCCCCAACAATATCCTCTCCATTTCATCAGGATCAGGAGGAACATAATTAGGATCAGAATCAGATAGTAGCTCCTTGATCTTCTGGATAGCTGAGGTATGGGTGAAGTTCAGCCTGGCTCCTGCCGAGAAGATATCACCAGTGTCTACCGTAGAGCCTTGCCTCTCCAGAATGTTTTCATCTGCTTCCTCTTGGATAGCTTTGCTGATAGCGTTCTGTTGCTTCTGAGCAGGCGTGAAGTAGTTAGGTACTGAGATAGAACCATAGGTATCGAGATCAACTCCAAGGACTTTCTTGACGTAATCTCGGGTTTCCTTAGGGGCTTTCTCTAAACCATGCTTGGAGACATTACCTTCCCCCCAATTATAAGCCGCTACAGCCTTGACTCTATCTCCATCGAAAGTCTTGATAAGGTCTTTCATGTACTTCCCCATGCCCTCTATAGAGGACACAGGGTCGTCAACATTAACACCATACTGCTTAGCAGTATCAGGCATAAACTGAGCGATTCCTTTTGCTCCTTTAGGGGATACTGCTTGAGTATTAAAGCTGCTCTCAGCCCCAAGCATCTTGGTCATGATGTCAGAGGGAACCCCTGTTTTCTTGGAGACCCTATCTATAACAGAGGCATATTCATTGCGAAGGATCGCTTCATTCATTTCTTATTAGCCAAATACTTAAATGTTTGAGGATTAGACGCCATGGCTCTAATGAAACCTAAAGCGGACTTCCTTCGATTGCTAGGGACTTCTGTCATGAGTTCACTAATGGAGTCCCATTTACCATCTTGCATTCTATCTATGGCCTTGGAGAAATCATTAGCTGTGTCTGTGGTCATAGCAAGGACTGATAAAGCAGCTTTGGTATTCTCTGGGAGAAGACTAAAGGTTTCTTCACCTATGATATCCAAAGCTCTCTTCTGTGCTCTCTCAAAGGAGTACTTAAGCAGATACTCAGGCTGTGACCCTGAGAGACGCTTAGAGCCTGCTTTGAGGTCTTCTAGGACACCCTCATGGCCAAGGCCAATGAATGATGCAGGTATCAATGCCCTTGAGAAATCTATTTTCTCTTGGGTTAAATCCTTGTCAATCTTGTATCCATAACCTACCCTGAAGTTCCCTTGCTCATCCTTATAGGCAATGTTTGATCTTCCCCATACAGCCGTTGCTAAGGCTTCTCCATACTTCTTATCAGACATGAACTTATCGACCAACACCCTAGCCTCTTGTGAAGTAGGATCAGGGGTATTGGGTAGAGAAGAGTACATGACATCAATAGCAGAAGGTTCTTGAAGGAGATTCTTAACGGGAGACTGGATAATCTGTTGGAGCCTTGAGGATTCAGCCTGAAGTAGCCTCTGGGTCTTGAAATCGGATGACCAAGACTTAAGTCTATCGTTGGCTTTATCAAACTCTTTGGAGCCTATTACACCCAGACTATGGAAATGCTTTAGGTCTTCAGAGACTCTATCGAACTCTTCAGGACTCAAAATGCTCTTGCTTCTTGAGTGTTCCTCAATCTTACTCAGCGTTTCTCGTGCTGAGTGGATTTGAGAGGCTGTCAAGAAGTCCTTGCTTTGGGACTGCTTAAGAAAAGTCTCAAAGTCAATCGTCATCCCTGTAGGAGCATCATTGATAAGGACTAGATAATTACCTGTTCCAGTATCTCCACGGACAGACTGAGGGACAGGCTTAAGGGAGATATTAACTGAATCAACATTCTCATCCTTGATGCCATAGAATTCCTTAAGACCACTATCCCTAAGGAAAACTCTTTTGTATTCCGTTAACCCTTTCTCGAAGGCTTCCATATCGTCATCTGTGGGTCTGGTGGGAAGATGGCTAATATCTATTAACTGTTTTCTTCCATCTACCTCAATCATCCGATGACTACCAGCAAAAGCACTGGAGGCTCCCGAGATAATTTCTTCAGGGGAAGCATTAGGATTGATCGCTACGTATTCCCTTATCTCTTCCTCGATCCAGTTACGAGCATAGAAGTTATCAGCAAAGTCTTTCCCTGAGTTCCAGAAGCCTCTAACATCAAGCTTCTCTACGGACTTGTTCAGGAGTTCCTTTACTGCCGAAGGCTCAGCCTTGATCCAGTCTCGTTTATCTAGGGGGAGTTCTTTGGTGAATAGATAAGCAGCCTCCAGGTTATGACCATTATGCTGTGCTCTATCGAACAGGTTAGACCAAAAGTAAGCTGCTCTCTTGTCTTCAATATTCCTTATGAAGTTATCCCTACCATTCTTATCGTTATAGTAGGAATAAGCTAAAGTCATAGCTTGCTTCACTCTATCCGGAATCTGTTCCTTACCGTCTGCTTTAGAGACAGGAGCATAAGCGGCATCTATGAATAGCTTTTGATGGTCCGGATGGATGATACCATTAGTCTTTGCTAGGTAGAGTCTTTGGGCTTCTATAGCTTGAGGGTCACCAGCCTTACCAATAGCATTAAGCTGAGCACTCACAGCCTTGTCTAAGACATACCCTAGCTTATCCTTAGGTACTCCTGCCGTAGCAATCCTGCCATCAAGAGCTTGAGGAATAAACCTATCGAGAGCTTTAGTTTCCCAATAGGTATTGAGATAGTCCTTGTAGTAGCTGGATACATCAGACCCTTTAAGTCTTTTCTCTTGGAAATGCTGAAGGAGGTTAGCCTCGAACTCTTCAGGCTCTACAAGAGGGGCCATGCCGTTCTTGAAGGCTTGGAGCTGATCCTGAATAGTATTCTTAGTTACAGCTCGGATACCTTCAGTGTTAGCCTTCATGCCTTCATCAAGAGCCTTCTGTGCTCTAGCCATAGCCTGTTGCCAAGCAGCAGCGTTATCTCCACCTCTTAGGGCATATCCGGGTAGACCATCAGCAGTAGGCTTAATGAAAGACTCAAGTAAAGCAGGGTCTCCATTCTGTACAGCATAGGTAGCTGCTGCTTGGAAGACTTGCTGTTCAATATCTCCCCTTCTCATGTTGAGCATGGAGAATTCAGCCTTAAGGTCATCAAGCCAACTATCAGGGCGCTTAGGGTCTGTAAAGTGACTCATGGCCTTGGTCATAAGCATTCCCTGCTTATTATCTTCTACCTGCTGGATGTTATCCCTTATCGACCCATTAACGAAGTCTGTGACGGTCTTAGAAACTCGCTCCTGATAACTCTGAAGGAACCTAGGGTCGTTGACTCCTTTGATATATTCACCAAAGAAACTATCAGCAAAAGTCCTAGAGTAACGAGGGTCATTGTTATTCTGATCGTAATTATCCGCCGCATGTTGAGCAAAAGCCTGTTGAGCCTCAAGACCATATTTAGCTCCAAGCTGAGCCGTATAGGTTTCCTGAAAGATAGGGGAAGACTCAGGGGAGATAGCCGAGAGGGCTTCCATAGGAGTACCCTTAAAGGATTGAGCCATAAGCTCAGCCCTTCGTATTTCCTCTTCTCTCTGCTTCTTTAGCAATAGCTCTTGTTGTCTAAGGTCTGCCTGTGCCTGTGCATTACCAAACTGCTGTAGACCCTCAGAGAGGCTGCCTAAGCCTATAGCGAGCTGTCTTAGCTCGGTGTACTGCTTAGGCTCTTGCCTCTGGGGGGCTATAAAGGGTTGTCTTACAGAGGTATCTACAGGCTGAGCGTTGACTTGCGTAATTACACTAGGATCAGTAATGTTTACTTGAGGTCTAGCAGATACTCTCTTTCTGTTCTCTCTAGCCACTATTTAACTCCATAGGTTTTGGCCATAAGGTCTTTATTGTCTTGGTAGGATGTAATCTTTCCTGCTGTGTTTAAGCTCTGCCCTGCTATAGTCAAGCCAGCACCCAACCAAGAAGGGCCGTTATAGGAGGGCCTAGGTAATCTTTGGGAAGCCTGAGAGTAGATGGTATTAAGTTGTCCCTGAGTATCAGCCTGAATACCCTTAGCTCTAAGTCGAGCCTGTTTAACAGAGCTTGCTCGATTAGCCTCAAGGGAGGCTATGTCAGTGCCTAGATTAAATAGAGGTTCATTCTCTAGCCTTGTCATAGTGATACCACCAAGACCAGACTCACCAGCAGCTACTCGGACCCTGGCTTGTTCCTTAAGGGCATTCCTGGCAGCTAAAGACATTTGGTCTACAGTTTGAGCATTTATCTGTGATATTTGCTCTGAAATCGTTTCTTGTTGAGCCTGATAGCTCTGCTGAATGGAAGCTGTTTGAGCTTCATAGAAAGCTTTCTGCTGAGCGTATAATTGCTGCTGATAAGCCACCTCAGCTTCATATTGGGCTTGTGCTGCTTGCTGTTGCTGCATGGTGCCTACTACTGTAGATGCAGCACTCATGGCAATACCAGCAACCATGATCGCTTCGGTTACGCCACACATTTAACAAACTGAATAAAAGGATGATTAAAAGGACCGTGAGGAATAGTCCTGTGAAACTCAAACCCTAGCCACTTAAGCCAACGGTGAGCGCTTACATTATGAATATCGACAAGGTTAGTGAGGACAGGGAAAGCTTTATTCATCAAAGCTACCCACTCCTTACATCCTCTCAAGAATTGAACTTGATTCTGTTTAGAGTGATCCATCACTAAAAATATATCTTCAGAACAGACAAACCAGGGGCACCCTACAAGGGGGAATCCTTCATATCTAGCTAGGCCGAAGACACCCAAAAGTTTCTCGTCGTCTCCTACCACAGTGTAGGACCAAATAGACTCTTCTACGCTGGACTTAAGGGCTTCCTTCGGAGACTTACCAGAAGATAAAAACCCTTCTGCTATATCCGAAGGACGAAGCTTAAGGGTCTCTATATGGGCTTCTGTGGTAGGAATTGTTTTCATATTCTCCGTGATCTCATTTGTACAAACTGCTCAAACTCTAGTGCCTGTATAGCGAACGGCCTATAGGAGCTTTCTTCAATTACTATAGCTGTATCCTTACCATCCCCCATAATAGGTACGCTAAACACTCCGGTTCCTATAGGGGTTACATTACCTTGTGAATCTAAAGGGTCTGTAGCTTTGAATTGATAGGAGTAGGTAGAGCGATCTTTAGGGGTAACTTTAATGGTGAACTGTCCGGTATCGTTATATACCGTCCTCATCCTCTTGAGTTTAATAGAGGATTGAGCCAATACCGAGTTATTGGAGGAATCTCTAGGGTACTGGGGGGAAAGCTGGTATTTGGAGGTATAAGGGATACCTATAAATACTTTCTTTGTTAAATGATTGCCTGAGATGTCATAGTAATATGTTTCTACGCCAGCTATGTTTGTGTGAGAGGTCCATGCTATCTCATCTCCTATTTAGATCGGAAGAGCACACGTCTGAACTCCAGTCACATCACGATATCGTATGCCGTCTTCTGCTTGAAAAAAAAAA